ATTAGATCTTTTGATGTTTCTAAGGATACGTCCAAAGAGCATCCCGAGGTTTGGTGTCCTACGGGGGCCCGGGTGGTTGATGAAATCTTGGGTTACGTGGTTCGGTATGTTGTCTTGATGACCTCTGGGCCTAATTCATCTCGAGAGCGCTTGGATAAAACCAAGCCTCAAGATTCGAAGAAGAATCCAGTGATGTCAAGATCCGCAGTGGGAAACCTTATTGATGATGCTGCCGCTTGGATCACCAGACCCAAGTTGTTAGAGTCATTAATAACTATCCTTTCCCTCGTTCGTTCACCTCTTTTATTCTCTCCAATATGGGAGGCTGCTCTTCACCTTCTCCGGTCTAACTGGAGAGGGGAGGTCAGTCTAACATCTTGGCGGGATGGAAAACAAAGTGGACGATGGGGGAAGCTGGGGAAATTGGCATTAGTGGAAGAGCCTGGTAAACTTAGAGTTGTAGCCATGGTCGATTGTTTAACCCAATGGGCTCTCTATCCTTTGCATCGTTATATCTTTGATGATGTACTCAAGGCTATTCCTCAAGATGGACTCTTTGATCAGCTTGCCCCCGTGCAGGCTCTCATTGATAAGTTGAAAAGGTCTAACCGGAAAGTATGTTATTCATATGATCTTAGCGCTGCAACGGATAGGATCCCAGTAAGTCTGCAGGAGAAGTTACTGGGTGCCTTCGTGTCTGAGGATTATGCTCACCATTGGAGACTCCTCCTGACAGATCGGGCATATTTCCTTCCTAATCTGTGGACTAAAACCCATGGAAAGGGATTGAAGTCTGTTCGGTATGCAGTTGGACAACCGATGGGTGCGTATAGTTCTTGGGCTATGTTGGCTCTCGTGCACCATGCAATAGTACAGCTTGCAGCTCGTCGAGCTGGAGTAAGTGGCTGGTTTGAAGACTACGCAGTTCTCGGTGATGACATCGTGATCGGAGATCGCGATGTCGCACGTGAGTATGTTAGAATTATGGATACAATTGGGGTTAAGATTGGCTTTAACAAGTCAATCACTTCTAAGAACCTGTCACTCGAGTTCGCGAAACGATTTTTCTACAAAGGAGTGGAAGTAACCCCACTCCCTCTAGTAGCGATCGCATGTAGCTGGCTCGGCGTGACCGGTGTCCCGGAGAGTGTGAAAGCTTCTTCGGGGCGCTTGGGAGTCTGGCCCTCTTTGTATTCTGTACTTCGAAGCATGGGTCTCGGGTTCCGGACAGCTTCCCGGGCGGCAACCAGCCGTCTTGGGGATCTATCTCGGCGTGCGAGATCGATTGTATTGCTTCTTACTCGACCTGGTGTTAGTCCATGGTCAGCACGTAATCTGTGGGATTGGTATCGACAGGATAAATTCTGTCGTGCTCGTCCTGTAAATCGGTTATGGGGTTCACCGGTTGTACAACTAATTCGGTCACGAATTGAGGCCGTAGATTTGGTTCGAATTCGGAAATCCTTGTGGGAGGCTTACAAGCCTTTCCATTTGGATAAAGATTTCTTGGCCATTGAGGGTCTCTTTGAGTGGTTTGAAGAGGAAGTCGCGAGTGAATACCGCGCTCCCATGGTGCGAAGCATCAACGAGTTTGATGCAATTAAAAGTAGGGTAGTAGAACAGTCCCCAATGGAAAATCTAGGGACTGGGGAGGAATTCTTCATCCTCTCTATGTTCGAAGCTCTTGATACTATTGAGTCCTTAGCCGCGAAATTACCGACTAAGGTGTCTGTCTTCCGTTCCCTCAATGCAGGAATGCAAAGGGGTTACGGTCGGCGGGTACCGAAGACGTTGAGATTGTGGAGTAAGGTAAATCGTGTTTTAGAGCGCCCAACTCCTGTCGCCCCAGAGCAGCCCGTTGTGGGTGCCCAGAGGGTAGAGTGTGATGATTGGCGTAAAGGCCGATCAGATCATGATATTCTCATGGACCTGCATGGGCAGCTTATGTCGACCGGGGACGGGTAAGGTCTTCTAAGCTCAGTAGCATTATTGTTTGACAAACGTAATGTGAAAATCACTTCCTTCCAACACCCTCTAGTCCTTGAGACTCATAGTTCCGATAATGATATCTTTGACTATGGTACAAGTATTCGAAAGCATCTTCAGCTTACGTGTCCGGAAAACCAGTATGGGTAAAACTGTACTGGGGGGCCGGGTAGCACGCTTCCCAG